AACAAAATAATGAAATAAGTAATAGTACATCTATTTTATTAGATTATAATGAGAAAGAATTAAGAGTTTATTTTGATGGAGGTAGATATATTCGACCATTACTAAAGGTTAAAGATAATAATATAGTACTTACTAAAGATATAATAAATGAAGTTAAATTAATTTTAAAAGAAAAAGAATCTAATAGTGGATGGAATAGAATTATTACAAAATATAAAAATATTATTACATATGAAGATATTGAAAGTAGTAGATATATTATGTTAGCGGAAGATTTAGATAATTTAGATAATAATTTAACAAATAAAAATAGAGATATTATTTATAATGATTCTACTATTATAAATAGATATGGAGATTATAGATATGTTAACTTTACGCATATAGAATTTCATAGATGGACTATGTTAGGAGCTATTGCTTGTTGTATTCCATTTGCTAATCATAATTATGCCGGTAGAAATATCATTACATTTAACCAAGCAAAACAAGCAATTGGATTATATTTATCAAGTTATAAAGATAGAATGGATATTTCAAATCTTTTATATCATCCACAAATGCCTATTGTTACAACAGAAGGTACAAATTATAATGAAGTAAACAATTTACCATATGGTGAAAATGCCATTGTTGCTATTATGAGTTATACTGGTTATAATCAAGAAGATTCATTGGTTTTTAATCAATCATCTTTAGATAGAGGACTGTTTTGTGCTGATTCAATGAAAAAATATCACGATGTAATAAAAAAAAATCCATCAACGTCACAAGATGATGTTTTTATGAAACCAGATAGAAATAAAGTAACAAATATGAAAAACGGAAATTATGATAAACTTAATGAAAAAGGATTTGTACCAGAAGAAACAATTATAAATAAAGGGGATATTATTATGGGTAAAGTATCGCCAATACAACCTACGGGTAATAATAATAAAGTTTATAAAGATGATTCTACAATATATACTGAAAATGTAGAAGGTGTGATTGATAGAGTACATACTAATATTTATAATAATGATGGTTATGAACAATATAATATGAGAGTTAGAATGCAAAGAATTCCAATTATTGGTGATAAGTTTACTAATAGACATGGTCAAAAAGGTACAATTGGTATTACATTGCCACAAAAAGATTTACCTTTTACGGAAGAGGGTATTATTCCTGATATTATTATGAATCCAACTTCTATTCCCTCACGAATGACAGTAGCACAATTAATTGAATGTATCGCTTCTAAAATTGGAGCAATTGACGGTAAATTTGTTGACGGGACACCTTTTAATAACTATAATGTTAGAGATCTACCTGGAATTTTAAAAAAATTAGGATATTCTCCTCATTGTACTGATACAATGTATTGTGGTGTTACAGGTAGAAAAATGAAAGCTCAAATATTTATTGGACCTACCTATTATGTTAGATTAAAACATATGACACAAGATAAAGTTCATAGTCGTTCTAGAGGACCAAGACAAGCACTAACAAGACAACCCCTTGAAGGTAGATCGCGTGGAGGTGGTTTAAGAGTAGGAGAAATGGAAAAAGACTCGATGATTGCTCACGGTATTAGTCAATTCTTAAAAGAAAGATTTATGGAAACATCTGATATTGAAACATTTCACGTTTGTGATGATTGTGGATTATTTGCTAGTAAAGTTATTGATAAAAATTATTATTATTGTAAAGCTTGTAATAATTCAACAAGAATTTCAAAAGTAAATCTTCCGTATGCTTGTAAAGTATTATTCCAAGAACTAATGAGTATTAATGTTCTACCTAGAATTAAGACAGAAGATTCTAAATATGATTAATTTATATTATTTTTTGTAATAATTTAAGAAAAAGATTTACCACACCCACAAGCAAAATCAGAGTTAGGGTTATTAAAAACAAATCTATTACCCATTATATCATTAGTATAATCTATTTCTGTATTTATTAATTTAAATAAATAATCATTACTAATTTTTATTTTATAATCTTTCATATCTATTATTTCATCTAATTTTTCTGGTTTTTTATCACAAGGTTCAAGAATATATTGAAACCCGCTACAACCCCCACTTTTCATACCAAACGCAATATATTTTTTTTGATAAGTATTATTAATACTTCTTAAGGTCTGATGTGCCGATTTTGTAATTCTAATCATTATATATATTTATATAGATATATTTATATATATATGAAAATAACATTTGGTATTTTAACAAATGATAATAAAAAATGTAAATTTATAAAAAAAACAATAAACTCTATTTACAAACAAAATATTCCCAAAGAAGATTATGAAATTATAATTTGTACTAAAAATAAATTAAAATTACCAAAGTATAATTGTAAAATAATTCTAAATACTAAAAATTTAGGAAAAAGTGAAAAAAGACAATTTATTTTAAAAAAAAGTAGTAAAGATTATATTTTATTTTTAAAAGATTATCATACTTTAGATTATCAAAATAGTAATGATAATTGGTATCAAAATATAAAATCATATGATTCTAATGTAATTTTATTAAAAATATTATATAGTAAAACTAATCGATATTATGATTTATGTTTAGGAGATAAAAATAAATTAAAATTAAATATAAGTAATGGTATTTTATTACCTTATCATATTGTAAATGATAGTGAATTATTAGAAAAATTAAATGTATATGTAACAGGAGTAATATTTTTGTTTAAAAAATCATCTTTACCAAATGTATTATTTAAAACTACGTATCATGATATAGAAATTACAGATGTAGAATTTTGTAATATTTTTTTTAATCATATAAAATATAAAATAAATTTTTCAGAAAAAAATATTATTCATATAGATACTAAAAAAAAGAAAATTAAAAATGGTAAAGGAAATAAAGCTCAAAAATTTTTAAATAGATGTAGAGTTATTGATATAAATGATATAAATGATATTTTATCTATTTCAAATTAATTTAAATAAATTAAATATTGTTAAAAGTCCACTTTAGTTTATCCCAATTTACATCACCACTAATGGCATATTTTTTTCCACTATCTGTGTTTACTTGTTTGATAGTAACTTTTTTACTTGTATCAGTTTCTTTTTCAGGCATTAGAATAAGAAATAAATTTAGAATCAAATTTAAACTCAATTTTTATTTATATTAATTTAAATGAAATTATAATAATTGAAAATTTTTTTTAATATAAACATATATATATATATTTATATTATGAAATCAATATTTATATTTAGAAGGGATTTTAGAATTTCAGATAATACAGCATTAAATAAATGTATTGAAGATAGTGATAATATTTATCCTATATTTATTTTTACACCAGAACAAATTAAAAACAATTCATATAAATCTAATAATGCTGTTCAATTTATGATCGAAAGTTTAAAACATTTATCTAAAAAAATAGATTTATCATTTATGTATGGAAATTATATTGATGTTCTAAATGATTTAATAAAAAAAAATAATATAGAGGCGGTATATACAAATACAGATTATACAAAATATTCTATAAAAAGAGAAAAAGATATTGAAAAATTATGTAAAAAATTAAATGTTACTTTTAAATATTTTGATGATATATGTTTATTTAAACCAAGGACATTATTAACAACAACAAATAAAATTTATCAAAAGTTTACACCTTTTTATAACTTGTGTTTAACTCAAAAAGTTAATGAACCTAAATCATTAAAAAATGTTAAAGAAAAATCAAAAAAAATTAAATCAAAGTATTTAATTAACAAATCGGAAATTGATAAATATTACAAACATAACCCACAATTAAATATAAAAGGTGGAAGAAAGGAAGCATTAAAAATATTAAAATCTATTGATAAATTTAAAAGTTATGACAAAACTCGGAATACACTAGCGATAGAAACAACACATTTATCTGGATATTTGAAATTTGGTTGTTTATCTATTCGCGAAGTATACCATAAGTTTAAGAAAAAATTAGGTAAAAAAGACCCACTTATTAGACAGTTAATTTGGCGAGATTTCTATTACCATCTTGGTAATGGTTTTATTGAAAGATTTGGTAAAAGTTTAAAACCAAAATATGATGGAATTAAGTGGAGTACTAATTCTAATCATTTACAAAAATGGAAAGATGGAAATACAGGATATCCAATAGTTGATGCTTGTATGAAAGAAATTAATACAACTGGATATATGCATAATAGAGGAAGATTAATTGTTGCTAGTTTTCTAATTAAAAATTTACAAATTAATTGGGAAGCAGGTGAAAAATATTTTGCTCAAACATTATTGGATTATGATGTTTTAGTTAATAATGGTAATTGGCAATGGGTATCAGGTTCTGGTGCTGATAGTCAACCATATTTTAGGATATTTAATCCTTGGACGCAATCAGAAAAGTTTGATCCAGATTGTGAATATATTAAATATTGGTTACCAAATTTAAAAGATGTACCTAATAAACATTTACATCAGTGGGAAAAGTTTTATACAGAGTATGATTTAAAAGATTTAGATTATTATAAACCAATGGTTGATTATAAAGAAAGTCGAGTCAAAGCATTAGATATGTATAAGAAAGGATTATATTAATATATATATATTAAAAATTGATTATTGATATTATTTAAAAAATTATAATATAATAATAAAAATGTCATTATTATATTTTGAGAGCAATATTAATAACAATAATCAAACAAAAGTAAAAATTGCTGGTTTTGATTTTGATAATACTCTAGTTAAAACACTATCAGGAAAAATATTTCCAATTAATGAAGATGATTGGGAATATCTTTATCCTAATATTTTAGATAAATTAAATACATTAAAAGATAATTATTGTTTAGTTATTTTCAGTAATCAAAATGGTGTTGGATTAGGAAAAACAGATAAAAATTTAGTAACAAATAGATTTACCAAATTTATTGATTCTACTAAATTAGGATGGCATCTATGTGCTGCATTAAATAAAGATGGCTATAGAAAACCAAATACAATGATGTGGGAATTTATGGAAAATAAATTTGATATAGATAAAGAGAATTCATTTTATGTTGGAGATGCTGCTGGTAGAATTAAAGGTTGGTCAAATAATAAAAAAGCAAAAAAAGATTTTTCATGTTCTGATAGAAAATTTGCATTAAATTTAGGAATTAAATTTTTTACTCC